TTTTAAGCGCGGCAGCCACTAAATCTGATCTAGTTGCTAATACGGGCAATACTTTTAATATTTCCTCACCTTTTAGATTGAATTTTGCCAACTCTGCGGTAGTATCTTCTCCTCTTTTCTTGACGTTTCCTAACCCTTCTATAAAATATTGAAACGCCTTAACTGAATCTTCCTGAAATGTCTTGATTAATACTTCTCGCGTCTTTCCAGTTAGTTTAACTAAGTCATTCATTTCCTTGCCGCCATTTCTGACAGCTGAATCTATTGCTCTAAATGCTCTACCAACTGCTGAACCACCAAGTTCAGCCTGGACACCTACTGATTTTAGCGCGGCTGATAATGCAGCGGCATTTCCAGCACTTACACCAAAAACAGAGGTTGCTCTCGACACTTCGGTTGCAACTCTTGCTATTTCTGACTCTGTTGCAGCGAAATTATTACCGAGTGATACAATTTGAGATGCAAAAATATCTATCCCGGCAACACCTTCACCGGTTACCGTTAATATTCTTGTTAATGTAGTGGCTGCTGTTTCTCCTGCTAGATCAGAAGCTAGCCCAAGTTTGGCTATTGTTTCAGAGAATTTAAGCAAGTTTTCAGAACCACTAACACCCAACTGTCCAGCCGCCTGAGCTATAGCTAATAATTCTTTACTCCCCGCTGCGCCCTTTAGTCTTTCTGATGTTTTTATGATATCTTCAGAAAACTTTTGAAGTTCTGCCCCGGCTAGATTTGTTGTTTTAGCAACACCAACCAGAGCTTTTTCATATGCGGCAAACTCTTTGACTGAACTTATAATTGCTTTTGAAACTGAAATCACAGCCGCAGCAACACTAAGTGGGCCAACTAAATTTTTGGCTAATCCTATTAATTCGCCTTTGAAACCAGATACTTTCTTTCCAGATTCACCTGCCTTTCTACCTGCATGCTCGAACCCGTCACCAATACGCTTTAGGCTTGTAACTGCTCCGGTACTGTCTATCTTGAGTGTAAAGGTTTCTTCAGCCATTTATTTCTCTTTTTGTGTTGATCTGACAAATTCAATATCTATAGTGATAATCTGATCACAAAGTTCAAGCTCATGCTTTTTTGCTATGTCTAATCTAGTTACATATTGTAATATAGTTTCAAAACTATGAGGCATTAATCCCATGGCTGATGGTCTGCCGTATTTCGCTAGATAATTCCAACCTGTAAACGCTTCAATCCATTTATATGGTATTTCTGGAAACTCTGGAACCTTCTTACCCCACTTTTTTAATCTTGAATCTAAATCTTGCAAATGATCAGGATTCTTTTCATTGAAATATTTAGTTTTTTGGTTCTGTCTTACTAACTCTTTCAACGCTGTAACATCTTTTTGAAACGCTATTAAATCCAAGCGTCTCAAAAAGTATTCCTCTGCCAGGGCGCTTAAATCTTGTACAGTTGTGATCCCGCGCCCGGAAAGTTTCCCATATCAGTAGTTAACCCCATCATGAACAGTAAGAAAGGCTCTTTGATATGATTTTTTTCTTTCCAGTTTAACATGTTACGTTTAGATTCAATCGTATTTTCAACCATTGTTCCGTCCGGCAATGCAACTCCGTGAATATCTACAATACAAAACTTAGCTAGTGCTTCTTTTACGATTTCTTCATTGCTCATATCTGGAAAATCTTCTCTTATCTTCTGCATTCCCTTGATATATGTATGAGATTTCAAAGAACGGAAGACAATGTAAGCATCTTTATTTAAATAATACTTAACCCCGTTTTCCATTTCATCCGTAATTCTGAACTCATCACCGATATTGAAGATTTGCTCTGTTTGTTCCACTACTTCTTTTTTCTTTGTTGCCATATAACCCCTTGTTTGAAAATATGTTATGCTGCTCTTGTTAATGTTAATGTTGCTGTTGCTGCAGCGTTATACTTAGCGATAAAACTATGATTTCTTGTTATCTGATTTGGTCCAGTTGTCGGGTTCGCTGAATCAGAAAACTCGACTGTATCCATTTCAAAAAGATAAGTACTTGTTCCGTCAGTTAATGTAAATTCAAGAGCAAATTCAGTATCCTGCAAATAATCATTATGTGTGTCCATATTAGTAAAAACCAAATCCATGCTACCGGTCACGTTGAATAATGATCCTGATACTATAGCTGCTGGGGCATCACAATCTACAACGTCAATTGGGTTAAGACCTTTAGAAACATCGAGACTAAATCCGGTTACAGTTGCAATAGCTACTGTATCCTGTTTTAACGACGCGCAGGATAAATACATCGGGGCTTTAGCTGCTGCAGGGTTAGCACCCAGAGTTACACCTACATTAGCCGCATCCCAATCGGTAGTTGGAACTGGAGTAATCTCCTGATACCCAAACCAGTTAAAAGTAAGATCAACTTTTCTAGTATCAGATGGTACAGAAAGATTGAAACCATCAGCCTTAACACCTGTAAATCGTTCATAAGCTGCCGTTGTCATAGTTGGGAAACCACGTTCAAAAGTAAATGATTTATCAACTTTTCCAGGGATCAAAACGTTTGTATCCCAAGCTTTTCTGAATACTGACTCTAAAAAAGCGTCAAACTCACCGTATCTTAGCTCATGAACAGATGCCCCATTTGATGAGCTAGTACCTCTGATTAGTGTCTCAACCTGCCCGTGTGAATTAATAGAATTAGATGGCGTTTTAGCTCTATTATATTTCAATGACTCAGATACAATCGCCACAGGAATTATTGATCCAGTAACGGGAGATGTGTTTTCAGTTGTTTCTACTATATAGCGAAGCCATCCGTCAGCGCCAATTGCTATACCTGTCATATTTAACTCCTATGCGATATATTCGTAATAAGAAAAATTGACTCTAACGAGTCGTTGAAACCAATTACTATCGGGATTCGTTGGAATCTCTCTAATTATTGGCGCTTCAAAAAGAATATCATCTAAGCGCAAACGATTAAAAATTGCTCTAATTGTTTGCGCTAGTGTGACACTTTGTATGTCATTGCTCTTTGCTGCTGTGAAAATATTAATTGTTACGTTTCCAATTTGTTCGTTGTTTTTTGTACTGATTGTTGTAATTAATGACTCTTGAAAATTGATGTTGAATTGTACCCATGCACTACCGTCAGTAGGTTCGGTGAACAACTTATTAGGCCATGCAACAGCCGTCGTACTGCCGTAACTTGTGTTAAATTTGGTTATTATCGCTGATCTTGCCGCTAACATTGTTGTCATTTTTTCGAAGACCTTATTTTTTTTGATATTAAAAAAACTGCGTTTGCTATAAATCCTGATGGGGATTGCTTGGACCATCCAGCTTCTAGCGCTAATATATAAGGCAATGGGTTTTTAATATAATATGTCAATGCATTCTTTAATTTTGGTATTACTGGCTGTCCATATTCTTTACCCGGAATTTGTGGATCAAGTGACTCAACAACCGGTGATTCGCCTATTGTCCAACTGTTGCTTGAATAACCTGTCAATCTTGGATTATTACTCACTATTTCTGTGAAAGTTTCAAATCCAACTTTTTTTGTGAATAACTGCAGCCCTCTAAGACTTTTAATATCTTTTGCGATATCTCTAAAATCAGAAGCTAATTTTTCAGTACTTCTAGCCACACGTTTTTTAGGTCCGTAAAAATCGATATTTTCTAGAAATCTTTCAGTCATTATATTGCCCACCCATTATATTTTTTATAAGTGTCAAATTCATCGGTATGTTTTAATTTAATTTTATTCTTTCTTCTATCTGTTCTATTAGACATTATTTTAATATACTTTTCGTAAGCACCTTTTTTAATTCCATATTTATTATTATCTATTTGCTCGTTGCTGAAAGACATTAAATTCCCTTCTTAAGATATACAGTGAATAAAGCATCATCACCACCGCTTGATTCAACAGAACCAAGTATTGTATATGTCTGACCGAGTAAAGTTAATATCCCCGTTTTATTCGGGACAATACCTTTTGATGCTAGAACAACAGCTCTGTAATTTTGCGTGTCACTTAGAACATAATTTTCTGGAATTGCTTCATTTTTTGATACTTTCTTAAAAACACATTGAACATCATAAGCAGTCGTTGCGGCTCCGGAAGTTGTA